CCGCAGACGGACGGGATTTTGGCTCCTTCCTCGGAGCGCTGGGGCAACTCGGGTATGGGTTCGCCTACCGAGTGCTTGACGCTCAGTTCTGTCGAGCACATGGACACGAGTGGGCCGTTCCGCAACGCCGACGCCGTGTGTTCGTTGTCGGATATCTTGGAGACTGGCGACGTGCCGCAGCGGTACTATTTGACACCCCGAGCCTGCGCGGGGATTCTCCGCCGCGCCGAGAAGCGGGGCAAAGAGTTGCCCCAACAATTAGCGCTCGCACTAAGGGCGGTGGCGGACTTGGCACCGACTTCGATTGCGACGGCGGCCTGATCAGCAGCACAGGCAATGTGGCACATTGCCTGAACGCCGGCGGCATGGGTCGGCAAGACTACGAAACCGAGACGATGGTGGCGCACACGCTGCTGTCGAAGGGCAATGATAGCCATGCGGCTGATCTTGATACCTATGTCGCCCATGCCCTTCGCGCCGAAGGTTTCGACGCCAGCGAGGATGGAACGGGCAGAGGAACGCCGATCGTTCCTGTGCCCTTTGATACGACACAGATCACCAGTAAGGCAAACCGCAGCGTTCCTAAGGCTGGCGACCCCGCACCGACCATTGCCAGTAGCCACACGCCAGCAGTTGCCCACGCCATTCAGGCCGGGGCAACGCGCGAGAACCCCACCAGTGGCCCCGATGGCGTCGGCGTTCAAGCCGACATTGCCTACACGCTCGAAGCCCGGCCGGAAGTGCAGGCCGTGCAAGCCGCTTGGGCAGTGCGCCGTCTGACACCGCGCGAATGCGAACGCCTCCAAGGCTTCCCCGACGATTTCACTGCCATCCCGCATCGCGGCAAGCCCGCTGCTGATGGCCCCCGATACAAAGCGCTCGGCAACTCGATGGCGGTCAACGTCATGAAGGTGATCGGTGAGCGTATTGCCATGGTGGATGCACTGTGAGCGACATCGACCGCATCCGGCGCGACGTTTCTCTGTCGGCAACGGCACAGGCGTTTGGCGTCCAGCTCCAGGCTGACGGGCATGAGTTCGAGGCGTGCTGCCCGCTGCATTCCGAGAGCACGCCATCGTTCACGATCTTCACCGGCAAGGACGGCGTGCAGCGCTTTCAGTGTTTCGGCTGCGGCGCGGGCGGCGACGTGATCGACTTCGTCCAGAAAATCCAAGGCGTCACCACGGCCGAGGCGATCAATATCCTGTCGGGAAATGCCAGGCGCGGCGTCAATGTGGCGCCGGCTAGGATAGAGCCGCGCGACATCTATGCCGGGATAACCCGCCTCGATCCTGTTGCGGAACTTGCACCAAATAGGAAAATGATCCTATATAACCCGAAACGTGAACAGACAGGGAACATCACACCATCGGCGGTTTACCCATATCGGCGTCTCGACGGCTCGATCTACGGCTACGTGCTGCGGCACGATCTGCCCGATGGCGGCAAGGAAACGCCGATGGTCTGCTGGGCGCGTCTGCCCGATGGCCGAGAGTGCTGGTGCCGACTGCCGTTCGAGAAGCCTCGGCTTCTGTATGGGCTGGAGCGGATCGGGACGGGCCAAGTGTTTGTGGTCGAGGGAGAAAAATGCGCCGATGCCCTGTGGGGCCTCCGCCAATTGCCGGTTGTGACATGGGCTGGCGGGACGCATGGTGTGGGTCACGCCGACTGGTCCCCGTTGAAGGGCCGCGACGTGGTGATCTGGCCAGACTTTGACGTGCCTGGATACTCGACCGCTGAACGTGTCGGGGAAACTCTAAGCGCTATCGCAAAGCGCGTTCGTTTTATTGATATCGGGAAGGGCTTTAGTAGTGCGCGAGACGACTTTTAAGACGGTTGGGCTTCTTCCAGTATCGAGCGGTCGCTGGCATGTGCGCGAGGGCGGCGGGCATGTCTGGTTTGTCAATGAAGACCCGGCTGTGCAGCCCTATTGCCTGCAAAATGGCGTGTTCGCCCTGGTCGTTGACGGCTGGATCGATACCACTGCGCCGCTGATCATGCCGAAAGCCAACGCATGACATACGCATTCCAAGACTGGCAATCTGGTCGGCGCCCGCCCAAGGGCTTCGACGTGGCCGACGCAATCGCGTGGGGCTGGGGCAAGGACGGCGTGCAGAATATGCTGCGCGCCTCGGTCTGCGAAAAGCTGCCGGCGTTCCCCGTCGAGCCGCAGCCCGCGGAGGTGGCAGGCATTGACCCGGTCGGCTTTCAGGAGCCGGCCGCACCGGAGCCCGAGCCACCCGCGGTAACTGTCGCGGGCGCCGATGGCGTTGCGCTGATCCCGCGCGTGATCGACGTCGAGCATGGCAGCGAGGTCTATATCGCTCAGCAATTTGCGCACGCGCTGGAGCATGTCTGCGGTGGCGAAGTCGTGCGAGCTGACGGTGCATTCTGGGCCTGGGGGCCGACCGCATGGAAAGAAATCCCCGAGCAAAAGCTGCGCCTCGGCGTGCATAAATTCGACGGCGCCACGGTTCAGGGCAAGTCGCCCATAAAGATCGGCAAGCGCATGATCGACGGAATAATATCTGAGGCTGGCACTGTCCTGTCTCAGCCATCTTTTTTTGCCGACCCGACTGTTGGGCTAAACGCAATGACTGGTGTGATTTGCATCGGTCACGATGGCGCCATCACGACGCGCGGCCATGATCCCGACGATCGGTTTCGGTTCACCATCCCCGCCAGGTTCAACCCTGCCGCGAGCATGGAACCGCCTGTCGGGTCGCTGCTGCATACCCTGGTGCATGGCGCGTTCAAGGGCGATCCTGACGAGCGCCAGAAAATCGATTTGATCGGGGAGATCCTGGGCGCCGCTGCTTTCGGCATGGCGACCCGGTTACCGCAGCCCAAGGCGTTCGTGCTGCTGGGCGAGACAGCGTCGAATGGCAAGTCGACCATCGCCTCGCTGCTGGAATGCCTGTTGCCCGACGATGCCGTGTCGCACATCCCGCCGTCTGCATATGAGGACGAGCGCCGGATCGTGAACCTGGCTGGCAAGGCTGCGAACGTGGCTGACGAGCTATCGGCTTCGGCCATCTCGGGCGAGACGTTCAAGGCGGCGGTGACCGGCAACACGCTTGAGGGCCGCGACCTGTATCGGTCGGCCATGACATTCACGCCGCGCGCCATCCATGTGTTCACGACGAACACGCTGCCCAGGTTCAACGGCGGGCTGGATCGCGGTCTGCAACGGCGCCTGGTGGTGATCCGGTTCAACCGCTCGATCCCCGATAACGAGATCATCGCTGATATTGCCGACCGCATCCGCTCCGACGAAATGGATCTGCTGCTGCGGTTCGCCGTGGCCGGTGCCCAGCGCCTGACGGTCAATCGCGGATACACGATGCCCGCGTCATCCAAGGAAGCGCTGCAAGGCTGGCTGCTGCTGGATCCGGTGAACGAGTGGTTCGAGAGCCGCGTGCATGCGGCCAGCTCGGAACCGTCTGCTGGCTGGCCTGGGACTGGCAAGCTGTTCCTCGACTTCAAGGCATGGGCGATTGAGCAGGGCCACTCCGAACGGTTCCTGCCGCCCGTCAACACGTTTTCGCAGCGGCTTAAGGCCATGCCTGGCGTCCAGGTAAAGCGCCGCTCGACGGGCTCGGTCGCGGCCGGCGTGGTGCTGCGCGGCATTGGCGAAAGCTCGCCGCTGGATGATACTGGTGATGGGAGATGGTGATGGACGATTACACGACGATGCGCAGGCGATTGATTGCAGCCATTGGGTGCAGCCCAAACGACGATCGGACGCTGTCTGACCTGGCGCTGCTTCATGCGCAACAGTTACTGCGGTTTGGTGATGGAAGCCCGGCATCGGCCTGGATGATCCAGTTCGCGAGCTACATCGATGATCAGCGGGCACAAAAAGAAACCCCGACCGGCTAGGTCGGGGCTGTTCCGGGTTGCTCTAATTTCATGGGCTATCATAGCCGTACCATTGGGGCACCCATGCCTGTCTTAAAGGTCGATTAGAACCGTTCTCCGCTCTGTGCCCGGTGCGACTTCGGTAGGATTTGCCCGTCTGGTGTCTGGAATAAGCGTTGTGACAATCACAGTGAACTGATACGATCACAACACTCAACATAACGCAAGGGGCCATCATGGCGCGCGGAAATTACCCAGCCTGCAAGGCGATCACTCTGGTCTGGGAGGGCGGCACCGTAAACCATCCGTCCGACCCAGGAGGCTTCACGAGCCGCGGCGTTACGGCCGGCGCCGGGGCATCGTATCGTCGGCGCAAGGGGCTGCCGGCCAAGGCTGTCGACAAGTGGACCGCTGCCGAGGTCGACGCATTCTACCACGACGATTATTGGCTGGGCGTGAACGCCGACAAGCTGCCGTGGGGCGTTGACCTGGGCACGTTCGACTATGGCGTCAACTCGGGCCCGTCGCGCGCGGGCAAGGAATTGCAGCGCGTCGTCGGCGTCAAGGCCGATGGCCAGATCGGGCCCGATACCCTGCGCGCCGTGGCGGCAATGAAGGGTGACGCCGTGGTCAAGGCGCTGTGCGGCCGGCGCCTGTCGTTCGTGCGGGGCTTGGGCACGTTCAAGGTGTTCGGCAAGGGCTGGTCGCGCCGGATCGCTGACATCGAGGCGCGCGGCGTGGCCATGTGGTTGCGCAACGGCGCGGGCAAGTCGGCCGGCGAGACTGCCGACCAGATGGCGCGCGAGGCCGAGGCTGCATCGGGCAAGTCGGCTGGGCAGGCCAAGGGCGCCGCAACGGCCGGTGCGGGCGGTGCTGGTGGCGGCGTGGTCGATATGGCGTCGGGCGGCACCGGCTGGCTCCTGGCGCTGGTCGCCGTGGTGGTTGTCGTGGGCGTGGTGCTGATGCTCAAGTCGCGCCAGAACTCGGCTCGGGCCGCGGCCTATGGCGCGGTCATGGGCGAGCAGGCGATCGATGAAATGACGGGGCGGTGATGGAGCCGGTGGCGATACGGCGGAAAGCCGATGGCAAGTATCTTGCTGGCGGCAACTCTCTCATTCCGCTGTTCGCCGCCAAACCCCGATTGATCAAAACGGAGAGCAAGGCGATCACCCTGATACGGTGTGATCTGGGCGAGGATCTGGCTGACTATGAGATCATCCCGCGCTCGCTGCTACCGGCTTAACCAGCCAGGCCCATCCCTCATACTTATCCCCGACCTGGCGCATGTGCGTATAGCGCTGCAATGATGCCCAGCTGCGATGACCCGATACCTGCGACACGCGGGGAATGTCCCAGCCGATCTCGAACAACCGGGATATTCCCTCGTGCCGCAGATCGTGGAAATGCAGATCCTCAATCCCCAAGAACTGGCACGCCCGCGTGAACGCCGCTGATATCGCGTCGGCCGTATAGGGGAACATCCGTGTATCCGTCCGCGGCATAGCCGCGATTACGGCCTGGGCCTCGGCGGGCAACACGCACCAGACATTGTTGCCGATCTTCTGGCCGGGGTGCTTCATGTCTCGCACCAGCACGCGGTCGCCTTCATAGTCGGCCCAGGTGATCCGCGTGATTTCTTCCTGCCTCCGCGTCGAGAACAGGGCGAATATCGTGACGAGGTGCATCGGGCAGGTGCTTGGCCTGCGCGCGTGGATCTCCTGAAAGTGCGTCAACACCCGGTCCAGCTCGTCCAGCGTCGGCCGGCGATCGCGAGCGGCGCCCTTGGTGACCGTGCCCAGTCGGCGCGCTGACTTCATCGCCTTGACCATCTGCGCCATGTCGAGCGGGATGCCCCAGGCGTCCTCGGCAATGGCAAACACGGCTTGCAGGTGACTGAGGTAATTGCCGACCGTCTGAGGCTTGCGGGTCTGCACCAGATCCTCGGCCAGCGCCACGATGTCGGCCGATGTGATCGCCTCGCAGGCTTTCCTGGCAAGCGTGGTGGCGCGCAGCGAGCGCAACACCTGCTCCTTCGTGCGGCCCATCGCCTGGTTGCTGGCGGTGTAAGCGTCGATCGCATCGGCCAGGGTCTTCGTCGGCCGGCTGGCACGCTCGATGGCGCCAGGCTGGGCCAGGGCGGTTTCCCGGTTGGCCATCCACGCGACTGCGGCAGGCTTGCGCTCGAACGTCTCGCTCTCGCGATAGACAACCTTGCCCTCGCGTTTCAGAATAATCTTTGCCATATAGGCAGTGGTGCCATTCTTGCGTTTGCGCGCGACGATCGTGCCCATCGGTATCACAAAGCTCCATCACGGATTACATTGTGATCCCTACCACCCACTGCGGCGCGCGTCCGCTAGCATTAACACAACGCTGCCCACGCTTTTCACAACGGGCCGCAACACGGAAAATCTGAGATGCCAGCAAATGCAGGGGTTTCGAGGGCCCGCCGCTTCTCGGTCGCCCCCATGATGGAATGGACAGATCGGCAAGAAAAAGCCCGGTAGCTGGGCGCTCCGGGCTGGTTCTATTTGGCTTGTGATACTGTCGGTGATTAGCGATCTGCAACCTCAATGCTGACGCCGAGGATTTTCCGGGCTGTGCGCTTAGGGCTAAAGTCAACATGCATATCCGTCTGGGATGCTTCGTAATCGAGGCGATCGGCAAAGTCTGAGGTCACCGTGATCGACGTAATGGCCTCTCGCCCCTGGCAAGCTACATGGCTTTCGCGGATGAAATTTTTTATCGCCATGATTGCGCTCATCCGAATTTCACCCCCGTCAACTGCTGGCATTCTTTTCGCGCGGCGGCGGTGCGCTCGTCAATCCATTGCGCCAGATCGACCAGGGCAATTCCCTTGGCCGATTGTTTCGAGGTGCCGTCGATCCTGACCACCGGCAACGCGATGTCGCCATTTGTCGCCTTGCGCGTGAACTCGACCGGGCTGAGGTGCTGGAAGAAATCGCGGCAAACGAGATCGAGCGGTATCACAGGGGTCTGGTACTGGGCCAGCAGGATAAATTGCGTGTTCAAAGCCCCACCCCATTATTCACAGCAGCCGCAACCAGCATTGCGATAACCGCAATGCCCAGGGCGATCAAAATCTCGTCGCCGTGCGCGATGCGAGATATCAGGCGGGTGATGGGGTGCATGGTGTCCCTGCTCCAAACGTTGTGATAATCACATTACTCAGCGCAAGCCGATGATGTCAAGGCTGACGCTTCCAGGCTGCACTCCAGCGCCTCGATCAAGGCCAGGACGGTTGTCAGGTTGAACAGCCGCTTGGGGTACATCCGCACGTTATATATCGCGTTCGGGCTGATGCCAGCTCGGCGGCAAATCTCGGCGTCGGACAGTTTCAGATCCGCCTTACGCGTGTCGACCAGGGCGAGCAGGCTGGTGCGTCCGGTAATTCTCATTTCGTCGGTTCCTTCGGTATCTGGTCAAGGATGGCCACCACCTCGTCGTGAAGTTTGGCGGCGGGGCGACCGGCTGCAATGTCGATCGCCAGGTTTTGCAATGCGGCGCGCAATGATTGGTGCAGGAGCTTGGATTTGCGGATGCTGCGGTTCTTGGCACGGATGCGGAGATTGAGCCGATCGACTGGATCGAGCCAGGCGTCGTCGCTCATTCACTGGCCTCGTGGTTGCGAAGGGCGGCGCGACCGGCTTCCCGCAGGTTGATCCGCTGACGGCTTTCATGGTCGCATTTGATGGACTGGACGATTTCGTATCCGTCGAGGACGGCGCCATCCGGGCTCATAAGATAGGAGTGGTTCCGGCCTCCATCCTGCTCAAAATTGAGATGGCCAAACCGCAGATAGGGCGACTTGCCTTCCGGGCCGATGCCGTAGAAACCAAGGCACAGCTTGTACATGTAGTGCAGCTTGTTCCGCGCACCGATGAAATGGAAGACCTTCACAAGGTCGCCCCGGTGGATCGGAATGCCCCGCTTGTCGAAAAGGCCAAGAACACCTAGCCGAAGCTGTTCGACCTCATCAATATCTTCGGCAATATGCGATACGATCTTACCTCCCATTATCTTCCTCCCCATCGGATAGGGCGAGACGGGCGATTTCAGCGATGAGCTCGCACCCGGTAATGTCCGTGGATCGAACACCAAAACCACGAGGTTGGATGGAGGTGTCGGCTGGATAGGTCACAATCCGCATTATACGCTCCAGTGCCACTCTCGCCTTCACGAGCGCAGCTTCGGCGGTGGTGGCGCGCTTGAGGAGCGTGGCAGCTGAACCCTGCATGGTCAGGAAGTTGTTGCGGGCGGCTTCCCCGTTCTGTTCGGCCACAGTGAACCACCCAACAAAGCCGCCCATGGTGATCAGGCCGATCTCGCCGTCCTTGATCAGACTGTATCCGCCGATCTGCCACCCGCGCGCCAACAGGTCATCAAGCTTGCGCTTCGCTACGCCCTCGAACACCAGTTCGTCCGGCTTCAATGTGTCAGGCATTGTCATGGCCCTCTGCTTTGGAGATGAGGGCGGCGGTATTAGGCTGGAATTCGGCTTTGGAGATGGCGGCTTTTGCGCAATGAAGAGCCGACCAAGTTTCGGTGCTCGCTTCCATGCTATGATCGCTGGCAAAAACCTCAAAATGCTCAACCATCCGTTTGAGTTCGCCAAGGATATCCGGCGCTGCGGCGATTAAACGAGCATTCGCCTCCATTTCCTGCTCAATAGACCTAACACTGTGGTGCCAGCAGGTGCATATTTCGATATGCTTCCCCCGGACAATACGCTGCCCCGCATGGTCAAGCTGCCCGACCTCCCAAGGGCTGGGTGTGTGTTTGCCCATGCTGTCGGCTATCATGACCATTTTCGATTTTTCCATCAATCGACGGTGACGTGGCAAAACGATCCCGTTGCTCATTCCACGCCTCCCTGGGGAGCGGCGGCGATCTTGGGCATGCGTGATGCTCTACCGCGCAACATCCCAGACCAAGACTTCAGCGCGCCGACGTGCTCTGCGACTTGGTGGGCTTGGTCGTGAATGACCAATTGCAGGATCGTCTCGCACTCACTGTCGAGCGCGTCCGCAATCTTCTCGTCGGTCATCGACACAGCCAATTTTTCGACTGCTGTTAGAGCCACCGGCTCTGCTTCTCCGCCAATGGGGGAAAGGCGAGAGACGGCGAGACGGATTTCCTCGGGCAGCTTCGCCATGAATTCGATACTGCATGACGGGGCTATGGCAGCACCGTTGCCGAGGGCAGTTGCGCATTCCGAAATGATTTCGCGCAGCCGCATTGGCTCTCCCGGTCCCGCTTCAATGGTTGAGAGGCGGGCGGCGCGGTCAACCGCTTCGCGCAGGGCCATCTGGTCCAGCAATGTGACCGATGCAGTCTCGCTCTCCAGCTTCTCACAGATGCCTCGGGCCGTATTGAGCAGCAGGCCCCAAGCATAGTCGCCGTCGCTCACGCCCACAGGCATAGCTTTGGTATCGCCCTGGCCATGCAAATGGGCCTCTAGTTCGGGGTTCGTCGTCATATCGGGATCCTCCCAGTCGTCTGTGTTTTCATGGTCAGGCATTGGCATCGTCACGTCGCGCGCTGGCTTCATCGCGGCCGTCCTTCTTGCCGGCATAGGGCACGATCGCCTCTAGCTCCGGGTCATTGCGTGGGTCGTATCGGACACGCTCGACGCGCTCGGCGCCTGTTGCGATGTCCATGAAGCTGCGGGCCGGGCGGAACACAGGGGCGCCCAGGGCAGTGTTGGTGCGGGTCATGTCAGCGCCATCCAGATCGGCTGATCGAAGCGGCACCAGTAGGCAGCGGCCAGGATAACGATCGCCCAGACCGGCATGGCTGCGGGGTGGAGAAGTGCGCGGGCCATCACAGCCCCCGCGCCTGGTTGATGGCGGTGCGCAGGTCGTCCGCCCATGCGATCATCTTCGCTTCGTCAGAGAGGGCGCGACCACTGCGCGCATAGGACCGGATCGAATACTCCACCCGCTCCATGGCCTCGATGGCGGTGCTGGGCTTGGGGGCTGCGGCGCGGTTCATGGCCGTCAGGCCCTCCGCGATAAATGCTGCGGCGTTCATGCTACTGCCTCGTGGGTGCGGGGTTTCATCAGCGCGGCCACAGCGGCGGCGATGATCTGGCGGTTGGCCCGGGTGATGCGGTCCATCTCGTCGCGGATGCGCTTGCACTCGATGCCGCGGTCCATGCGCCACTCGGCAGCGGCCTGAGCCTCACAGGCGGCATAGGTTGCCCAGTGGCCGTTGAAGTCGTGCGCTGCCTCGTAGGCCGCGAGCAGGGCGTTCGTTTCTGCGATGCGCTCTGCGGTCAGTGGGTAGATCATGGCGCTCTCTGCGTTGGGATAATCACATTGGATAAGGCGTGCGTGGTTGGCACGCCCTGGGGGTTAAATCACCTCGTCAACATCAGCCCGCTCGATGAAGTGGGGCTGGAATTGGTGCATCGGCGCCGGGCTCAGATTGATTAGCTCCATACCGCCCAGATAATTGGGGCGAAGGATGCAGCGGCCACCCTCTGGCTTGATCTTGGCGGCTAACTGAACTGCCTGCTCGCGGTTCGTGTGGTGGCTGTTCCCGGTCATGTACATTGTCGTCTCCAGTTGGTGTGTGTCTCGTCTGCTGTGATAATCACATCAGTCGCAGCGGGTGTCAACTGTTTTGTGAGGTGTTATTTGCGGCCGACCAAAGGCGTCAGCGACACGCCCCTGGTATAGATCGCCGTGACGATCCTGCCGGTGCCACAGCATGTCGAGCACCATGATCTGTGCCCGAAATTGATGCGGCCGGCTTTGGCGCCATCAACGATGGTATCGACCCAGCGGTCATGGTTGATCAATCCCTTGCCGGCACACGGACCGCATGGCCCGGTGGCTATCACCTGAGGCGCCCCGATCTGCATGTGGAAGGGGCTGAGGCCATGACCAACCTGCGGGATTATGGTCATGGCCGCACCAGCGCAATTCCAGCCCATGTCGTGCCGCGCGCCTGCCGGCTCTGTTTCAGCTTGGGGCGCGAGCGAGCCAGCCAGGTCGAAAACTTGTTTACCGGATACAGCACATCAGGGCTGTGACCGCTCTCCCGCGACCATGCGCAGTAGTCGGCATACAGCGCGCCAGTCGTCAGCCTCTCGCGGCTGTGGGCGTCTTCTGAGACGATCTGGGTGCGCTCGTTGCGCCATTGCCCGATATGGGGGCACGTCGCATCGGTGAGAGGCAATACTTGCAAGGCAGGTGCGGGTCGGCGTCGGGCATCGGTCATGTTGCAAATCTCTGAATGTTGTGAGTAATGGCTTCGTTGTGAATTGTGCAACTTCCACACATTCCCGTCAACTGCGATGGCGATCTAGTGCAAGTGCTACACGAAATGCTCGCTAGTGTAGCATACTTATCGAGCAAAATCATAGACTTACATGCAAGTGAGGTACTTTGGCCAAAAACCCCTATGCATATAGGGAAAGCCCATATGGGTAGCTGTCTGGTTTGATACGACCTTAATTGCTCTCGCATATATGTACTTTTAGGGTTTGGTGAAACACTTCTGCATAATCAATGGGTTAGAAGAAAAAGTGCCAAAATATTGATACACTAAGCGTCATTGCGTGTGCATTCCACCCCGATCGGTCCGGCGCTCTGCCATAGCCACGCGCCAACCATTGATGCGTATTTCACAAGGGTAATCCGATACCCAGAGTGAGTGAAATGCTGACGGCCAAACAGCAGCGATTTGTCGATGAATACCTGATCGATCTGAATGCTACGCAGGCTGCAATCCGTGCCGGGTATAGTGCCGCAACTGCTGGACAAGGCGGCGATCAGCTATTGAAAAATATTGAAGTGGCCAAGGCCATCTCCGAACGCCAAGTCAAACGCTCCACCGAAACACAGATTGACGCGGCCTGGGTACTGACCCGGCTCGCTGCTGAGGCGACCGCAGATATCGCGGATATCTATGGCGAGGACGGCCAGCTATTGCCCGTCAAGCAATGGCCGCTGATCTGGCGCCAGGGTTTGGTTGTCGGCGTCGAAACCGAGGAGTTATCCGTCGAGGGCGTGGCCATGGGTATCGTCCGCAAGATCAAGCAGTCCGACCGCGTCAAGCGGCTGGAACTGATCGGTCGCCACGTCAATGTGCAGGCGTTCAAGGAACAGCTTGAGGTTACGGTCACCGACCGCGCTGCAATGCTCCAGCGGGCTCGCCAGCGGAAAGCCGCCAATGGCAACCCAGACCAAGCCTGAGGATATCGAGGCCCAGATCCTCGACCTCGCCATCGAATGCCAGTTTGATCCGGATGCATGGTCATTGCAGGCATGGGACTGGGGCGTCGGCAACCTGGCCGACTATGACGGGCCGCGCGAATGGCAGCGCGAGATCAACACCATCATCCGCGATCACCTGGCCAATCCCGAGACGCGATATCAACCTTTGCAGGTGGCCGTCGCATCTGGCCACGGTATCGGCAAGTCGGCCGAGATGGGCATGGTGAGCAACTGGGCCATGTCATGCTTTGACGACTGCAAGATCGTCACCACGGCCAACACCGATGGCCAGCTCAAAACCAAGACCGCGCCCGAGATTGGCAAGTGGTTCCGCACCTCGATCACGAGCCACTGGTTCGATGTGCAGGCTACCTCGATCAAGTCCAACCAGCCTGGCCACGAGAACGAATGGCGCCAGGACTTCGTGCCATGGTCCGAGAATAACACCGAGGCGTTCGCCGGCTTGCACAACAAGGACAAGATCATTGTCCTAATGTTTGACGAGGCGTCCAAGATTTCCGACAAGGTCTGGGAAGTGGCCGAGGGAGCACTGACCGACGAGAACACGATCATCATCTGGATTGTATTCGGCAACCCGACGCGCAACAGCGGCCGGTTCCGCGAATGCTTCCGCAGGTTCCGCCATCGGTGGGTAACGCGCCAGATCGACAGCCGCACCGTGCCCGGCACGAACAAGAAGAAGATTGCCGAGTGGGCTGCTGACCACGGCGAGGATAGCGACTTCTTCAAGATCCGCGTGCGTGGCCAGTTCCCCAGCCAGTCGGCCATGCAGTTTATCAGCGGCGACGATGCCGACGCAGCTCGCACGCGCCACCTGAGGCCCGAGCAATATTCATTCGCGCCCAAGATCATCGGCGTCGACCCAGCATGGACGGGCGACGATCCTCTGGTGATCTACATGCGCCAGGGCCTCTACTCCCAGCGCCTCGCCACGCTGCCCAAAAATGACAACGATATCGAGGTCGCCAACCTGATCGCCCGGCTTGAGGACGAACACCAGGCCGATGCCGTGTTTGTCGATGGCGGGTTTGGCACCGGGATCATATCTGCCGGCCGCACCATGGGCCGATCGTGGCGGATCATCTGGTTCGGCGGCAAGGTGTCCGATGTGGGTTTCGTCAACAAGCGCGCCGAAATGTGGGGCGGCATGAAGCAATGGCTCAAGGATGGCGGCGCCATCGATCCGCGAAACGAGATCATCTATCAGGACATCATCGGGCCCGAGACTGTGCCGCGCACGGACGGCAAGATCCTGCTCGAAAGCAAGGCCGACATGAAAGACCGTGGCCTACCCAGCCCGAACGAGGGCGATGCCCTGGCGCTGACCTTTGCCGAGCCTGTGGCCAAGAAGCCGAATGGACAGCAGGCGCAGAACGGCGGGCACGCTGTCCAGACCGATTACGACGCGTTCGCATGATGGACAGGCCAAAACCAGACCCGCGCGACGATAGGCGGTTTGCGCAAATGTCGACCTGGCTGAAAGAGCGCGGCCTTATCTGCCGGATATCCCAAGCCGGCGACATCAAGATCGAGCGCACGGCTCGCGGCTCAATTTCAGGCGCCAACCATCAGGCTGTAGAGACAGACTACGACCCGTTTAGATAAGGCGCTCCCGATGGCCGACACTCCCGACATCACCATCCGAGCCGCGGTCAACCATACCGACACCATGGCCACGGCAAAGAACGTCGCCACCAATGGCCGCTGGTTCTCCGCGCTGATCGTGGCTGCGAACTGCGCCGGCGGCGATTACCGCATGGCCGCGCTTGCCGCTGTCCCGGTGGGCCTGGCTGCGATTGGCGATCAACTCCCTGCCGGCCAGCTTCGCGTTGCCTACAGTGTTGCGATTTACGCAATGGCTGCTGTGGTCGCTCTCATTTCCATCATCAACCTTGGGTGACCCCTGATGTGCATGTTCTCGACACCCGCCCAGGCCGATCCTGTCCTGCCGCCAGAATATGCGGCTCAGCGATCGCCGGATGGCGCTGCGGTCAAGACTGCGGCCGGCCGGCGTGCGACGGACAAGGTGATGTCTGGTTCGCCCACGATCCTGACCTCGGGCTCGGGCGTGACCGCCACGGCGCCGACTGAACGCAAAACTTTGCTGGGCCAGTAATGGCCATGAACCCCCGCGCCACCGAAACCCAACGCGCCCGGCTCGATCGCCGCAAGATATCGCTGCGCGGCATGCGCTCGCCATGGGAAGACCAGTGGCAGCAGCTTGCCGACAACATCGCGCCGACCCGGTATCGCGCCAACCTCAACCAGAACGAGGGCAAGAAGCTCCGGTCCAAGATCGTTGACAGCACCGGCTCGTTCGCGCTGCGCACCCTGGCCTCGGGCATGCACTCTGGCATCACCAGCCCGGCGCGGCCCTGGTTCCGCCTGACCACGTTCGACCCTGAGCTGAAAGACTACGGCCCGGTGCGCATGTATCTCGACGGCGTTCAGGCCCGCATGCGCGAGATCTTCGCCGCGTCCAATATCTACAACGCATTCCATACTGGCTATGGCGACCTCGGGCTGTTCGGCCAGTCGTGCGGCCTGCTGGTGACCGACAACAAATCCATCGTCCGCATGATCCAGCTCCAGCACGGCGCGTTCTGGCTGGCGCGCGATCATGCCGGCGTGGCCACGACCCTGCTGCGCGAATTCTCATGGTCCTGCGAGCGGATCATCGAGCGGTTCGGCTATGACAAGGTGAGCGTGACCATCCAGAACTGCTACGATCGCGGCGACTATGACGAGCGGTTCACGGTCAACCACATTGTCGAGCCGCGCCGCGAGCGTGACCCTGCCCGGATCGACAAGGCCAACAAGCCGTTTGCCTCGATCTACTGGGAGGAAGGCAATCGCTCTCCCGACAAAGATGGGCTGCTCGAAGTCTCGGGCTTTGACGAGAACCCGATCATTGCCCCGCCTTGGGAACTGGTGGCCGAGGACAGCTATGCCAACTCGCCAGGCATGGAAGCCCTACCAGACGTGCGGATGCTGCAAGTCGAGCAGACCGACAAGGCCCAGGCCATCCAGAAGATGCACAAGCCCCCGATGAAGGGGCCTTTGAGCATGAAGAACAACCCAGCCTCGCTGCTGCCAGGCTCGATCACCTATGTCGATGACGCAACCGGCGCCGGCTATACGCCCGCGATGAATGTGAACCTGTCGATCGCTGACCTGGGCCGCGATATCCAGTCGGTGCAGCAGCGGATCGAACGCGCGTTCTATGCCGACCTGTTCCTGATGCTCGCCAATATGGAAGGCGTGCAGCCCCGGAACAACATGGAAATCATGGAGCGCAAAGAGGAAAAAATGCTCGCGCTCGGGCCGGTGCTGGAAAACGTGCAAGGCGCCCAGCTCCAGCCGGTCATTGCCCGCACCTATGCCGAGATGGATCGCCGCGGCGAACTGCCTGAACTGCCAGCTGAACTCGATGATGGCCAGCTCAAGATCGAATATATCTCGATCCTGGCTCAAGCCCAGAAGGCCGTCGCGACCGGCGCGATCGAACGCACGTTCTCGTTCGTGGGCAACCTGGCTGCGGTCAATCCTGCTGCGCTCGACAAGCTCGATATGGACGAGGGCATCGACCAGTATGCCGATATGGTCGGCGCGCCGGCCGGCGTCGTGGTGTCCGACGACAAGGTGGCCGAAATCCGCAAGCAGCGCGCCGATCAGCAGGCCAAGCAGCAGCAGGCCGAGCAGATGGCCCAGGCCATGCCCGCTATCCAGCAGGGCGCCCAGGCCGCGGAACTGCTGAGCCGCACCGATGCGAGCAACCCGAATTCCATGCTGGCGAAACTGGGGATTGGCTGATGGGCGAAGTGTATGCCGTATCGATCGACTGGGCGCATGACCGGCTGTTGCTGAGCAACGGAGATCTGGTCGAGATTTATTCCTGGCTCGATGATGACATGGAAGAAGCCGACCCCGACCATGCCGACACGGTGGTCTATCTTGATGGCGTCGGAAATCTCCGGGCTGCTGTGCTTGACGATCTCGACCTTCTGACGGTGCATTGATGGACGATTTGAAGCCCCAACCATCTGCGGTTCAAGTCGACGGCGAGGTTCAAGCCGCAATCGATTTGGCTGCGGTGTTGAGATTACCACAAGGCAGGCGCCTGTTGCTGCGAATACTGGAACGATGCGGTGTGCATCGGAACGCATTCACCGGGGAACCGGCAAGCACAGACTTCCGCCTTGGCGAACAGAACGTCGCCATCTGGCTGATCGCTCAGCTCGAACTGGTCGGCCCAACCGAATACCCGCAACTGCTGCTCAGCGCGGCACGCGACCGGGGAATGACAGAGGAAGCAGTGCATGTTCTGGATGAAGAATAGCCCGGCCTGGAATATCGCGGATGAAGGCGGCGCCGCTGCGCCTGCTGCTGACACTGGTGCGCCTGCGCCTGCCGATGCCGCCGTCGATGCTTCGGTCGCGCTTTATCCCGACGACAAGCCTGCTGCTGTCGAGCCTGCTGCCGGCGACACTCCCGCGGTCGATCCTGCTGCTGACCCGGCCAAGGACGATGCCGCCCCCGAGTGGTCCGACTATGTCGATGACCCGGCCAAGACCCCCGAAGAAAACGCTGCGGCCAAGCTTGAAAACGACCTCAAGCACCCGATCAACCAGATCCCCGAAGATGGCGTCTATAACCTGACCATGCCCGAAGGCGTCGAACTCGATGCCGACCTGCTGGCCACTGTGGCGCCGACGCTCAAAGAACTGAACATGAGCCAGGGCAACGCCCAGCAGCTCGTGGACAAATTCATCGAAGCCCAGACCAAGCGCGCCGAAGCCCAGACGAAACAGTGGGGCGAGACGATCACTGGCTGGCTCGATACCGCCAAGAAAGACCCGGAAATGGGCGGCGCCAAATGGGATGACACGGTGCGCGATGCATCCGGTGTCGTTCGCCGCTTTGGCACCCCCGAACTCTCCAACTACCTCGAAGCATCTGGGGCGGGCAACCACCCCGAGGTGATCCGTCTCATGGCCAAGGTCGGCTCTATGATTGCGGAAGACAAGC